AATTAATAGATCCAAGTGTATTTGGAAAAATATAGTAATATGTTACTTTTAGTATTGGTTTATACGCACTGTTTGTTATTAATAAAGTTGCATCTGAGAATTTTTGATGATGATCTATTTGAGATGTGGTATCTTTTAAATTACCTATACTTTTCATCCAATTGTATAGTTCTGTCCAAGACTTCATTTGGCTATCCACCAAAAATGTTATTTGCAAGTCATCAAAAATAAAATTTGTTGCTGGTATTTTAGGAAATGTACCTAAAGTGCTGGGTTGATTTATAGACCGTGTAGACAACATTGGTAAGTTAGCAGATTGTATAAAATAAGTAAAATTTGGTATTCTGTCAATATGAAATTGAAAGAAATTATTAGCCAAATAATTAACATTTTCTGGCTTATCTGTTAATACGGTATTTGTGTTACAATCTGTTAATGCCATATACTGTATTTATGAAAAAAAACCGGGAGCATTTCTGCTCCCGGTTTCTGTTTTGGATAAACTACTTATCAGAAGCTGAAACCAGCGGTCAAGCCTTGACCGTGGAGGTTCTTGACTTCGAAGATACGGTAGTATTGATTCTTTCCGTTTCCTGATGGAACGCGGAGGTTGACATCTTCAGCGAAGGGGTTGGCGACCATGCCGTAGCGGGTCTTGAAGCCAATCTTCGGTTGGAAGGTATCTTGTCCGACTGAACGGAACATTTGTAGCGGGACATAGGGGCAGTAGAACAAGCCTGCGTCGTATGCGATTTGTCCTTTGTATCCAACAACAGCGAAGTTAACGCCGGTTGGTGCATAGGGATCGATGTAGACGCGGAACTTGCCGTTAAGAACACCAGCGAACACATTACCGGTATCGTCAACTTCAAGGTTGACATTGAGTGCCGGTGAGATGTTGAGGTATCCACCCATGGCGAGTGCTGAAGCAACATCGCTTGAGCAGATTACGAAGTTACCCTTGCCACGGCGAGTTTCCTTGGCAATGACATTGGCTTCGCGTTCGATTTGGAACATGAGACCACGGAAGCGTTCTGCTGACCAACGACCGTCTGAGTCGAAGATTAGGTCGTATGCACCGTCTGACTTAAGATCTCCTTGGACGCAACCTTTCTTGGCGTTACGATAAACGGTAGCAAGAACTTCACGATTGATTTCGTGGAGAATTTCTTGTGAAAGGATGTTGGCGAGTTCGGTTTCGGCATCGAGACCATGAACAGCCTTGAGGTCTTGAGCGAGTTCGGTGGTGTATTCAGCCTTGAGAGCACGGCTACGAGCTTCAACTGCAAGACGCTCGATGCTGAATGACATTTCTTGGAAGTTCTTTCCAGAGTTACCAAGTTGTTCTGCATCTTTGGTGAGCATACCACGGAATGCTTCGAAGAGGGTAACGCCGGTAGCAGCAGTGTAACCACCAAAGGTTCCACCTGCACCACAGAGACCTCTCCACCAGAAGGGATCCTTGTTTTCGTTTGCAAGTGTTGCAGCACCGGTAAGGGTGTTTCCTTGGCCTGAGAATGCAGCCCATGGTTCTTGGAAGAGAGCTTCATTCTTGCTACGATTGGTAGCGATACCATCGGCATCAAAAGCATTGCCGCTGGTGTAATCTGATTGTGTGCCGTAACGAGAACGCATTGCAAAGATAAGACCGGTCGGAGCAGTCATTGGCTGCACGCCAGCAATATCATAAGCAATCAGGTTGGGCATTGCACGACGAACGAGGCTGATAAGCACAGGGCTATAGCCAGCGAGAGCGTTGTTTGCAGAGCCAACTTGTGGGTTGAGGAATGCTCCACCCATTTCGTTGCCGTATTCGGTGAGGAATTGTTCACGCAGTGCTTTTTCTTGGTTCTCAAGAAGGACAGCAGTGCAACGCTTGCGGTGATAATCACCGATTGAGGGCAGTGCTTCAGCATCGAGCACTGGAGCCCATTTTTCTACTAATGTATCGTAAGGGGTAGTTCCTTGAAAGTCCATTTGTTTCTCCTTATTGAATTGTTAGACTTTTTTCTTTGATTGTCTTTCGATAGCCGAAAGATAAATGCTCATTGTATCATTCGGGGTTTCGATAACCTTGTTGGTTGTTTCTTCTAGTGATTCTACTAGTTGTTTGGTCTTTGATGAATTGTTCATTTGCTTGATATAGGTTTCCTTTAGGATATTCAATTTATCGACATATTGTTCGACATTTGAATACTCAAGACCTTCGGCGAGCGAAGCGAGTTTTTCAATTTGAACATCAGTCAATCCATCGGTATTTTCGAGGAAAGCCATACCACATTGATATTCGAGAAGTTGTTTCTTCAGTTCAATGTTTTCATTGATTGAAGTATTGACTTGCTCTTCAAGTTCTTCGGTTCTGTCTTGGAGCTTGTCGAAAACATCGGTCTTGCCTTCTGGCATTTCGATGTAATGTGATTCGAAAAGTTCTTTGAGTCCGGTGAGGAATGATTCGGCAATGTCAACCTTGATGCCTTCTTCGAGAGAAAGTTTATTCTCATTCATCCATTCCTCAACGACATAGTTCAGGTAGTCATCGAGTTTTTCGGTGAGTTGAGAGCTTATTGCAGAGACTTCTTCTTCAAGAATTTTGTTTGCTTCTTGAGTGAGTTGTTCCGAAACAATAGCAACTTTCTCATTGACGGCAGCTTCAAAGACAACTTTCATCTTTTGCTTAAATTCTTCGCTTAAATCTTCTCCATCGAAGATAGCGTCGAAATCAAAAGATTCAGATGCATAAGCAGGAGCATTCCCTGCTTTTTGAGCTTGTTCTTCTGGCATTTCTTCTCCCTTCTTTTTACCTGCATTTACAACAGCAGTTGGTGCGGGTCTAGAATTAGGAGAAAGTGATTGCATGTTTCCAGCAGCATTTCCTCCCATGACTCCCGGCATTACAATACCTTTGCCGGTTGCGTCTTTGGTGTAAGTGTAAGCGTCTCCCATCGGGTTTATTTGTTTATCCATTTTTATACCTCTATTTGGTCAATTTTTATTTATAAATTTTTTACTTTCTACCTGAAGATAATTTGGTCATAAAATCTTCAAATAAGTTAATTGCTGTTTTTTCCATCAATCTAGATGGAGTTTTCTTTACGGTTTTTTTGTAGTTTTCGATTACTTCTTGCTTCAGAATACCATTGTCCCATACCCATTCCACACCTTCCATGATTCCGTTTACGAATGCATTTGGAGCAGAGGGATCGGCAACAATATCAATTGCAGAAAGAGTAAAGTCTTTTTGAACTTCTTTGTAACCATTGGCTTCCTTTAAGCTACCCATTCCTCTTGACGACACTCCGAGTTTAACCCCTGCATCTACAAGTCTTTGTGCAATTATTCCACAGGGAGTTTCAAGCAAACTAGCTTTTCCTGTAATATTATTACCTTCAGAAACTAGTTTTGTTATTAAATGGGAACATTTATCTAGATTTACGGTTGGTCCTGATGGATGGTTTAACTCACCCAAAGCTCTGCTCTGAGAGACATAGTTTTTATTGTATCTAGAAATTTCGTTTTCAAGAATTGTTGAAGGATAGACTCTACCGTTTCTGTTAACGGTATTTGCTTGCATGAATGTTCCTTCGATGAAATACTTCTTTTTACCAGAATCAGTAGCTTCGGTAATGCAAGCAACATCCTCTACCATTTCTGTTATTAATTTCATCTTTTGCCTTTCTTCTTGAATACTAGTTTCTTCTTACCTTTTTTCTTTCCCATTGGTTTTTCATCGCCGGGATCGCTTTCGTGTTTACCTTTTACAATGTCTATGTGGACATTTTGTTCAGACTCTTCATCTTCATCTTTATCTTCTTCCTCGTCTTCATCTTCCTCTTCATCTTCCTCCTCGTCCTCGTCTTCATCCTCATCTTTTTTGTATTTTTTAGCTTCTTTTATTGGTTTCTTGTCATCGTCATCATCTTCGTCTTCGTCTTTATCATCGTCATCATCTTCATTGTCATCTTTGCCGGGTTTTTTATCTGCCCAGTCTGGTACACCATCACCATCGGCATCTGGTTTTTTATTATCATCTTTTTCCTCTACCAATTCAGCATCAAAAATAGATGCTAAGATATTAGTAGTTTTATCTGAGATGCTTTCTGAGAGTTTTGAGTACAGCATATCGTTTACAAGAGAACGAAATTTAATATGATTCTCTTCAGCGACTAATTTTATTATATTTGGGGTGCTCATCCGACATTCCTTTCAGTGTGTTTTTTTGAAAATTTTAAAATTTTATTGTATTCGGTAAAAGATTCAGACATCAGTTTTCTCATTTTTTCTTGATTAATTATATTTAGATTATCATGCATTTTAATTAAATAATTGGCATCTTCACATGTAATTGCAACGGTATTTCCGTCTCTGAATCTATGAATAATTGTTTTTTCATTAAAATAGGATT